ATTTCGTATAGACCAATACCATCGATATTTGCAGAGAAGCTTTCTGCAGCACCACCAACTGAGAAGAGTGAACCAGATGCAGTCCAGTGCTTCGTGATAAGTGGTTCTGGGATTTCTCCAGATGTGAAGTAAGAACCTTGACCAACCCAAGAAGGTGACCATTGATTCTCACTAATACCAGACCAAACAAATAGTGCAATATCCTCTGGAGGATTAGTACCAACTGCCTCTGCTGCACCACCAGCAGTAAAGACATTACCAGAACCAGTGAGGATGTAACGAACCTTGAATGTACATGCACCACCAACTGTGTAAGTACCACTACCAGTGATATGTGGAATGTAACGGGTACTAGCAGTTCCTGATAGAGTAACAGATCCAGATCCAATCTCTCTGAATACTGCTTTCTCAACTCTAGTACCACCAATCTGATGAAGAGAAGTACTCTCAGGTGGATTGGTTGTAACAGATTCAGCTGCACCACCAGCAGTGAATAATGAACCAGAACCAAAGTACCTAACACGGTAGATGAGATCTGCTTCACCAGTGATAGTTGCAGTACCAGAACCAGTACATGCACCAGTGTAATTCTCAGAACCAGCACCAGATAGAGTGATGGATCCAGATCCAACGTGAGTTGCATGAGTAAAGCTTTCTGCCTTAGTACCACCAACTGCGAATAGTGCAGTATCTTCTGGAGGATTAGTAGTTGTAGATTCAGCAGCACCACTAGAAGTGAATAGTGAACCAGAACCAATAACTCTAAGTGAGAAGACGTAATGAGTATCACCAACAAGGTTAAAGAGATATGTTGATTCGTAATCAACAGTCGCAGACTCAGAAGCACCACCAATAGTAAAGATAGAACCAGTTCCAATCTCAGGTGCTGGAGTAAAGCTTTCTGCCTTAGTACCAGATAGAGTAATAGAACCAGATCCAATGTAAGGTGCTCTAGCAATGCTAACAATAGCTTCACCAGATACAGTTGCAGATCCAGAACCAATATATCTCTCTGTATGCTTCTCAATACCAGAACCACTGTAAGTCCAAAGACCAATTCCACCTTCAAGGACAGCAACCATTTCAACTGCTCCACCAGCAGTGAATAGAGATCCAGATCCATCAAAGTTAGCAAACGACTTACTCTCTGCACCTGCACCAGAGAAGGTAACATTACCAGAACCAATCCACTCATCTGTCTGCCTTTCAACTGCAGCACCAGATAGAGTGATAGATCCAGATCCAGACTCAGCAAATGTCTGACGTTCTGATATTCTAGTACCAGCAACTGTGTAGAGTAACGTATCCTCTGGTGGGTTAGTTGTGGTAGACTCAGCTGCACCTCCAGCACTGAATAGAGATCCAGACTGTACAAATCCATGACCCCAAGTGAATGCATATGTGTTACCAACAAACTGAGGTGCAGTGTAAATGTATGCAGTACCTTCACCAGTTAGAGCTGTTGTAGGTCTTTCTATTCCTTCACCAGAAACTAGATATGTACCACCCTCACATCCTTCTCTCCAGACGAATGGAGTATTTGCAACACCACTAATTGTGTAAGTACCAGATGCAGCGAGACCAGGATGTGCAAGTGTGTTGTTGGAACCGTAGTCTTCTTCACCACCCCATTTAACACCAAGGTCACCGTAATCAGCAAATACTGTTGTAGCATCAACGACATTACCTTCATCATCAACAACAAGTTCAGATGGTAAGGTATCGCTGTAATGCCATGTTCTAGATTCAGCAGCACCACCAAGAGAATTGATGTTACCAGATCCATAGTACTGCCAACTGAAGCTATAGGTGTTACCAATAAACTGAGGTGCAGTGAAGATATCATATAGAGTTGTATCTTCGTAGTCGTATGCAACAACCTCTGCTGCACCACCAGTAGCAAATAGTGATCCAGAAGCAATGTGTCCAAATGTTCTAGCAATACCAACGGTATCACTTATTAGACCAAGATGAATTTCTCCAGAAGCAGCTACATTATCATCAGCTCTCCATAATAGACTTCCAAGACCGAGCCAAATAATTCCATTATCTACTTCACCGCCATCTTGAGGTGGATGAACCGTACCTTGATCATCAACAACAGTAACACTATCTGTTATTAAACCATTATCAGATGGAGATACGATATGGAGGAGATTGATATCATAGTTGTAAGTTCTAGACTCAGCACCACCAACAACAGTAAAGATAGAACCAATTCCAACCTCACTGAATGTTCTTGCTATAGAATGAGTACCACTTAGATCACCAAGTGATGTGTCCTCTCCAAACTCTGTTGTGGTAAAGGATTCTGCAGCACCAAGAGCAGTGAATAATGAACCTTCACCAAAGTGTGTATATGAAGGTTTGTAGATCTCGAATACTTCACCACCGAAGGTAAGGAATCCATTTGCAGCAGCACCATTGGTAGCACCCAACCATACCTGACCATGATCCTCGGTGTCGTCACCAACATATCCAAAGTCACCATGATCATCAGTTGTTGTAACAGCATCAGATATGAGACCGTTATCCTCAGTGCTAAATGCCTGACTAGCAGATTCATTGTAAGCGTATGTTCTAACTTCAACACATCCACCAACACTAAACAATCCACCTGATCCATGAGGTGCATTCCATACGAAGCTGTATGTGTTACCAATAAACTGCGGAGCAGTAAAGATATCATATAGACAGGTATCATTCTCAGGTGAGTATGTTGAAGATTCAGCAGATCCACCAGCAGTGAATAGTGATCCAGAACCAGTGAAGTTACCAAATGTGAATGCAGTAGATACAGAACCATCAACAACATAAGTACCTGTTACTGGTATTGCATCAGCACTGTAAAGTACAGATCCGTAATCGTATTCACCACCAGACTGAATAGTATCAACACTACCCTGATCATCTGATGTGACTACACTGTCTACTACTAGACCATGATCAGTTGATGTGAATACAACGATAGCATTCTGATCATAATCATATGTCCTACACTCGGCAGCACCACCAGCTCTGAATATTGATCCAGATCCAATCTCAACAACAGTACTTGATTGTGAACCAGCACCACCAAGATCTCCAAGTGATGTATCCTCACCAAACTCAGTAGTAGATACACATTCACCAGCACCACCTGTAGAGAATAGAGATCCAACACCAGTGTATAGACCCTTACTGAATGACTGAGTAACAGCACCACTATATGTGTAAGTACCAGCAGTAGCATCAACTGCCTGACTGTAGATTATAGATTCGTAATCTTCTTCACCATCACTGGTAGGATCAGATATAGATCCATAATTAATAGCATCATTAGTTGGATGTGTTGCATCAGTTACTAATCCATAATCAGCACTAGAGAAGGATACACTAGCAGAGTCATTATAATTGTAAGTTCTAGCTTCTACGCATCCACCAATACCAAACAATCCACCCTCAACGAATGGTGCATTCCAACAGAACCTATAAGTATTACCAATAAATTGAGGTGCTGTGAATGCAGTGAATAGTACAGTATCCTCGGTAGGTTGATAAACAACAGACTCAGAAGCACCACCAATAGTAAAGATAGAACCACTACCTTCATGTGCGTAAGATGGTTCGTACTTAATATCACCAGATTCTTCTTGTGTCTTCTCATCCCCTACTTGTGGGAACGTACCATATGGTTCAGTTAGATAATCTGGGTTGAGTGCATCAATTTCTTCCTGAGTCCATCTTGCTCTTGTTAGACTTAGAGTATATGTTCCAGAGTTGGATATAATATCAGATGTGTAAATTACAAATCCGTAATCTTCTGTATCTTCATCAAATAATCCAAAGTCACCGTAACTTATTACATCATTAGTTGGATGTGTTAGATCTGTTACTGCACCCCAATCAATAGTACTGAATGGGATAACTGGACCAGGAGCATAGTTCCATGTAACACACTCAGCAGCATCAACTATACTGAATAATCCACCTGTACCTGGAGGTGCATTCCATACAAAGCTATAAGTATTGCCGATGTATGCAGGTGCTGTAAAGATATCAAAGAGACCTGTTGACTCCCAATCAACAGTTGCAGATTCAGCAGAACCACCAGCAGTGAATAGGGATCCAGAATCTGATACAAAGTTCCAGCAGAAGCTGTAAGTATTATTAATAAACTGAGGTGCAGTAGTGAGAGTTACTAATCCAGTTACAGGATATACAGTCTCAGTGTAAATTATTGAACCGTGATCATCCTCACCTTCTTGAATATCAGCAACACCACCCTGATCAATATTGGTAGTAGCAGCATCTGTTATTAATCCATAATCATCACTTCCAACTGTGACGATAGAAGATTCGTTATAATCGAATGTTACAGACTCAGCAGCACCAAGAGCAGTAAATAGTGATCCAGATCCAACCCAATCCTTAGTTCTGGATAGAATACCAGTACCACTAAGATCTCCAAGTGATGTATCCTCACCAAACTCAGTAGAAGTCTTACTCTCTACAGATCCACCAGCACTGAATAAAGAACCACCAGTAGTAGGATCTCTGAATACAACAGAATCTGCACCAATACCTGATGTCTGAAGTGTTCCTGTTAGAGGATATACTGTAGATGTATGTACAGTTAAACCATAATCCTCTTCACCTTGTTGGATGTTAAGGTCGCCATACTCACCAAATACTGTTGCATTATCAACGATGTTACCTTCATCATCAACAGAGAATACATTAATGGAAGACTCGTTGTAATCGAAGGTTACCGATTCAGCAGCACCACCAATGGTAGGTAAGTTATAGTAACCAACGTAACTCCATGCATATCTGTAAGTTTGACCAATAAACTGAGGTGCAGTAAAGATATCAAATAGTGCTGTATCTTCAGTAGGTTGATAACCAACACACTCAGCAGCACCACCTATTGAGTATAGAGAACCTTCACCAATCTGACCCCAGATAGGAATGAATCTAACATCACCAGATTCTTCTTGTGTCTTCTCATCTCCTGCAGATGGGAATGTACCATAAGGTTTCGTCTCATAGGTGAGTGGTAATTCATCAATCTCTGCCTGAGTCCATCTTGCTCTTGTTAGACTTAGGTTAAGTGATCCGAATGGAGTAGCAGTAGATGTGAATATAATCTGTCCCTGATCATACTCTCCACCATACTGAGGTTCTACTACAGAACCATAGTCATCAACTACAGTTACAGAATCAACTATTAATCCATTATCTTCTGTTCCATATGGAATAGTTGATGATTCGTTGTATGCCCATGATATAGATTCTGCAACTCCATTAAGACTGAATAATCCACCTGTACCTGGAGGTGCGTTCCATACAAAGCTGTAGGTGTTACCAATGTATGCTGGTGCAGTGTAGATATCAAATAGTGTTGTAGCATCACCAAGTTCTGTCGTGCTAACACATTCACTAGCTCCACCAGCACTGAATAGTGATCCACCTTGTGTAGGATCTCTGAATACAACAGCACTTGGAGAAGTACCAGATGTCTGAAGTGTTCCTGTAAGTGGGAGGACTGTGCTAGTCCAGAATACCCAACCATAATCCTCTTCACCACCAGACTGAGGTGCAGTAATATCTGTTCTATTATCAAAGACAGTAGCAGCATCTGTTATAAGACCACTATCATCAGTAGTGAATACAACGATAGAATTCTCATTGTAATCATATGTTATAGACTCAGCTGCACCACCGATAGTTGGTACTGATGCATAACCAGTGTAATTCCAGCAGAAGCTATAGGTGTTACCGATACCTGCAGGTGAAGTGTAGATATCGAATAGTGTTGTAGAATCTCCAAACTCTGTTGTAGATACACATTCAGCAGCACCACCCACAGTTGGTATACTACCACCACCAGCAGGTGCTCTCCAAACAAATCTATAAGTATTACCAATCCATTCAGGTGCTGTGTAAAGATCAATTAGACCTGTAACAGGATATACTGTCTCACCATAGATTACTGAACCATAATCATTCTCTGCTTCTTGTGGAAGTGCTACACTACCATCATCAAAATGATCAGTTTGATAATTTGTAGCATCTGTTACTAATCCTACATCCTCACTAGTAAAGGTAACAATAGAAGACTCGTTATAATCGAATGTTACTGACTCAGCAGCTCCACCGACTCTAGACATAGCACCAGAACCAACTTCACGGAAGGAAGCAGTTACAACCATACTACCGATGTAGTAATCCCCACCAACTATCTGGAATATACCAGTTGTATTTGGTTCTACAGTTACACATTCAGAAGCACCACCAACTGAGAATAGAGATCCAGAACCAGTTTGACCCCAGACAGGAATGAATCGAAGATGGCCTGCTTCTTCTTGTGTCTTCTCATCCCCTACCTGTGGGAATGTACCATATGGTTTGGTAGTATATTCTGGATTAAGTTCATCAATCTGTGCCTGAGTCCACAATTCTCTTGTGAGACTGAAGGTGAATGTTCCCTGTGCAGAATTAGCAGTAGAAGTGTAAGTAACTAAACCATAATTCTCTTCACCACCATACTGAACTTCTGTAACATCACCAAGATCAACATCAGTAGTAGCAGCATCTATTACAAGACCACTATCTTCACTACTAAATGGTACAACTGTACTATCACTATAATCAAATACAACTTTCTCAACTCCACCACCAATTCTGGATATAGAACCAGATCCAATCTCTCTAAAGATAACATATTCAGTAGCAGCACCACTAAGATCTCCTAATGAAGTATCTTCACCAATCTCAGTAGTACTCTTACTCTCTACAGCACCAAGAGCAGTGAATATAGATACAGGATCCGCAATGTATCTTCTCTGGAAGGAATAAGTCTCACCAAAGAACTGTAGATTGGAGATGCTATATGATCCAACTAGAGGATATGCAATAGAACTGTAAAGAACAGAACCATAATCATCTTCACCCTCTTGTATATCAGCAACATTACCTTGATCAACTACTACTGCTGCATCAGTTATCAGACCGTTATCATCTGTTGAGTATGGAACGATAGATGATTCATTGTAATCGAAGGTGACTCTTTCAGCTCCACCACCAATTCTGGATATAGCACCAGATCCAATCTCTCTAAATGTTGCTTGAAGATTAGTATATGCACCAGACCAAGTAAACAGTGCAATATCTTCAACTGGTTGATATCCAACTGCCTCGGAAGCTCCTCCCATACTGAAGAGGTTACCACTCTGTACGAATCCATGACCCCAAGTGAATGAGTAGGTATCAAAGTTATGACCTTCGGTAGCAGAAAGACCTGGATTAGTTGGATCAAAGTAATTCTCTGGAGTCGAATCATTAATAACTTTAGGATCAGTCCTGATAGTAAGTCCACCCATTGAGGTTGCAACACCCTCATGCCAGATGTACCACCAGTTCTCTGATAACCATCCTTCAGTAACAAGACCCCAATTCTCCGAGTCAACTGGACTATCTTCTATTGATCCCCAATCACCTGTACTGTATCCAATCGTAGCAGTATCATCGTATCCATATGTTCTTAGTATTGCTACACCACCAGTTACAGGTAAAGAACCAGATCCTGTCCAATGATACTGGAACTTAAGATTACTGTATGCACCAGACCAGTTGAATAGAGTTGTTTCACCTCCAACTACACTATCAGTTCTACACTCAGCAGCTCCACCAGTACCGAATAAAGATCCAGATGCTGTCCAATGTGGTGAATTGGTTGTAAAGTCTTGACCAGTGATATGGATAGATCCTTCACCTTCCCAGTACCTAGCGTAAGTACCATCTCCTTGAATATCATAGAGAGCAACGAACTCATAGGTTCCAGTATTTGCCTCTACGTTATTCCATATAATTCCACCATTATCATATTCACCAGCAGTAACTGGTTTGGTTGTTGTACCAAGATCTTCAGTCTCACTAAATCCATACCAAACTAATCCATTATCTTCCGTCTCTAATGTAAATCCTGACTCTTCATTAAACTCATGTACAAACTTCTCAATACCAGCACTTCCAAATGAAGCATTACCAGACATGATCTCACGACTTGTCTTGGAGTATATCTCTCCACCAGTTAGACTGAATAATGTTGTCTTATCTCCAAATTCTGTAGAGGTCTTAGTCTCTGAGAGACCACTTGCAGCGAATAGACCACCAGAACCTGTTCTGTCTGTAGTAAAGCTATAAGTATTAAATTCTGCCCAAGGTGCACTATTAAACTCACAGTATGCTGTTGCACCTCTTACATCATCTGTGTTGTATACAAATCCCCAAGATTCTTCTCCTCCAGACTTGGGAGATGTAATATCTCCAAAATCCAAAAGACTTGGGACTGCATCGACAGCTCCCAAGTCTTCTGTGGTGAATGGTACGAATAAGAATTCGTTCCAATCTAATGTTGTTGTTACTTCACAAGTACCAGATACAGTAAGCCCACCAGAACCTACCCAGAACGCACTGCTGCGTTCCATACCACCGCCCATCTCAAATAGGGATCCAGTACCAACCCAGAACTTCCTGATGCCCTCTACGGCGGTAGAGGCGAGGTAAGCAGTTCCATCAGCAACGAAATTACCATGACTGAAACTTACCTTTGGTGTTGCACCAGATATAGTTGCTGATCCAAACGGATAATGATCTTCTGATATGGAGATTTCTCCATAACTATCTTGACTTAAATTACTTTCTGCTTCTAAATTTGTTGGAGCATCACCTATCGATCCATAATCATCCGTTACGTTAAGGACAGTAACATCGCCGTAACTTTCGGTAGAGTATAGAGAAATTGTAGTAGAATCGTAGGTGTATTCGTTCATACTTTACACAAACAATAAGAAGGGGGTGGAATATCTCCAACCCCCATCCTGATATACTTAATAGTATTAATAATCAGTCGAGGCTGATATTCAATGTAACCTTAATTTGGTCACCGTTGTTCTGAATAGGGTATGGACCATTTGTAAATCTTTCAGCGAACATTATGCTGCTGTAAAGAGTTAGGTTACCAGTTCCATCCAATGCAGGAGTTGTGGTGAAGGTTGATGTTGAAGGTGTACTAAAGATTGTATATGTCTGCTCTGTAGTTGTAGTGTTTGAAGTACCACGTGCAATGTAAATAACATCGCCTGGTTGTAAACCATGAGCTTGAGTAGCAGTTACTGAAGTATAGTCAAGTGTGATACTTGGGTCAGTAGCACCCTGAATGTTATCAGTTAGAGCAACAGCAACATTAGAGGAATCAACAAGATAGATACGTCTTTGAGCACGATCAATACCACCAATAACTGTACCAGCAGGAACAGCAGTGTTACCGCCTATACTCATACCGATTGTAATGTTGTCCATTACAGAAGCTACGTTAGGAAGTGTGATATAGTCGTTACCAATAACTCCAATACATACGTTTGAGTTATCACCCTTTGTTAGAGTAGTAGCAGCAGCACCTGAAGCAGCATCAGCAACACCTTGAATCGCAAGAGGCATATTGTTTGCTCTTACAATGTAATAACCGTAGACATTACCAGCAGCAGCATCAAATGTGAAAGTCTGTTCTGGATAAGTAGCAGTTGTTACAACACCAGCAGTAGCATCTTGATTAATTTTCCACTGCCCACCATTTAGGAGAATACCATACTGTCCAGTATAATCGTAACGTGATTCAGTACGATTGTTTATACATGTAGGATAACCTGTATTTACAGTTTGACCATACTTGTTTGTATTACCATCTTGGTATGGTTCATAGTATGCTGTCGCACTAGGCACGTCTGCTTCAGCAGGGGTGGTGTCAGTAGTGTAAAGCTTAAGAATTAGATCCCTTGGTGCATTATCCTCTCTATCCAAAACGAAGTTGTTCTGGTTAACGAGATAACGAAGTGACTCAAGTTCGCCAATATTAGGTACTAGCAGTGCCATTTAATTTGTCTCCGAAAATCGTTGTGTGTTGCTTGCTTACGTTTATTTATAAAATAATCGCTCCTCGATTATTTATCAAAGGAAAACTTTAAGAGATAACATGAATCTCCTAATCTGATTTACCTGATCAACTCGGAACCGTAGCATATCCCCAGCTATTAAATCTTTATCCCAATTAGTTAAAACATCACCAGATGCTTTCAAGTTTCCATTAATCTGTGGTTTATCACCACCACATATAGTTTGGAAGTTGGGAAAATCGTTGAATGTACATTTCTGTACGTCCATAATAAGAATACCAACTACATCTGAAGTTAGTGTCCACGACTGGATTCTTCCAGTTACATCTATCTGTAGTTCACCTTTCTCTCCAGTGTTCATATCTACAGAACCACTACCATAAACAAAATTAATTGTTCTAGTAAGATCTGCAGTTGTTGATTGAGCAACAGTGAAAAGCTTATCTCCAGCAGAAGGTGGAGTTGGGAATATTATCTTACTCCCACTAACAGTATAATCTACTCCTGGATGTTGAAGTAATCCATTAATAGAAACAATTAACTGTCCTTCATTTGTTGGAAAGTATGGAGTGCCTCCTTCTGTTAAATCAAATTCTGTTCTCGTTCCATCGAACTGAGCAGTGAAATCATCAAGAACCTCATTATTATTCTGCAAATACTTTGCAGGTATATCATAATTTACACCAACTGCAAATTTCTTCTTGGCCTCAGAAACTATATTATAGTTTTGAGATTGTACTGATACATTATAGGTAGGCATCAGGAAACTCCAGGTGTTACTTCTATTATTCCTTCAATAACTCTTGACTTAGTACCTGAAGGTGCAGTCAAAAGAATATCATAAACATACCTTCGAGCTTCTAAGGTAGTTGATGTAGCATTAGGAAGGGTTATTGATAATTGTCCGTTATATCTGTCTGGAAAATCAACTGTAAAGTCTGTTGATGTAGATGAAGTAAAACTTCGTTTCAATTTCGCCACAGCACTATAACCAGTTAAATTTAACGGTGTTGTATTCGCTTCATTCTGAATATTAAAGGTCGCACTAAAGTCGGTTCCTTTCTCACAAATTAAATTTATTGGTATAGCAGCCATCTGACATATAAAGAACCCCTCACTATTTAGCGAGGGGGAACTTTGTTATTCGGTTGGAGGTGTTTCGGGTGTTTCCGTTTCTGGTGTTGGTAATGGTTCAGCATTAACCTCACCAGTTAAAATACCAAGAGTTTCTAGTCCACCTTGAAGCTTTGTACGATACTCTCTAAGACGAATAAGTTCTGTCTCTGCCTTAGAAATTTTCTCGTTAGCATCAGAAAGTTGCTTGGTAAACTCTTCTCTCAACTGTGCTGGTTCCATAGGAGCAGCATTTGGTGTTTGGGTCATGATAAGTGATCGATCTTACTTATTTATTATAGCATGAATCATCGATTTTAGCTCAGCGAGTTCGGATTTTACCATCTGCAATTCCATATCAGAATATTTTGATCGAGATCTTGCTGCCCTAATCTGTTCAAATGTTTTCCTATCTTTATTGATTATAGCACCAGTTTCCGAATCTCTATAAAGACCGTCTTCACCTTCTACTTGGATATCCATTAGAAGGATGCTACTGCTCTTATATCTTGTAGTTTAGGTACGTATGCTGGATTATCAGAATTCATAACAACCTTAACTGCAAAGGAAGTAAACTCAGGTAAGTTAGAGATACTAAATGGAATCTCTTGATACGAATCTTGCTTTTCAAAGAGACCAGATATTTCATTCTCTGGAGTAGGAGCTAATTCAATATCAGCCTTACCATCTTCATTAAAGAACTTCCATTCAATATCATCAAAATTAACTTCGCTTGATTCTTCTTTAATCTTATAAAGAACTTTAATATCATCAATATTTCTTAAGTTAGCAGTAAGCTTAACATCGATTGATGTACCTGGATTCTCTATAGCAATTTCCTTGGTAACATACTTAGCAACACCAGAAGTATTCTTAGAGGAATCTTCGGAAACATACCCCACACCATTTTGTAATGTTGCAGTTTTTACTTCCCACCAAGTTTCAGTATTAGCTTCTTGACCAACAAAACTAAGTAGATCAGTAACCCTGAATATATCATTCTGTTGATCTGTTGGATCCTTCTTCCTTTCATAAGGTGAAAGTGCTGTTACTTTAGAAGTAAAGTCATCATTGATAGGTTGTTTATTATTAAACAATACTAGTTCTTGAGTCTTAGCATCCCATTCAACAACTACACCACTAATCTTATCTAGATATAGATCATCAGTAGTATCTGAAGTTGTTGTTTGCTGTTCGTTGTATCGATTAACAGTTGTACCTACAGTAAATGTAGGTGTTTTAAGACTGGATCCAGCATCTGTAACTGTACAATTCAAAGATGTATCAGTTCCAAGTGTTAGTACTTCTCTTGCTTTAAAGGTTCCTTCATTAGTTACCTGAACAGTCATTGTACTTGTACCACTATCCCAACCTATAACAGTACCAGCACCACCAGCAATATCAGCAACCTCTGATGTAGCAGCTACAGTTGTACTATTGATAGCCTGAGGAACTGTTATAGCAGCACCACTATGACCTGTTATAGCAAATGTAACAATTGGATAAAGCTTTATAATTTGATTCTGTCTACCATATCTACCCTCACTTCCAGTAGGATTCTCAATTCTATTAGATATAGTCTTAACAGAACTAGTTCTAAGATCGATAATAGGGGATAGTGTTGATTGAGTAGATGAAAGATCTAACTTATAAACTAAAGAATTTGTAATATCATTTCTTAATGCATTAATTCTAGAAGCTAACACCTTTTGGTTTATAAAGAAATGTTCTTGTTTAATAAATGTCTTCTCATAATTAGATTGAGAATAAGAAACATAATTAACAGGACCACTATCTGCAGAAACTATGTTAGTTGTTTTAACAGATGATTCTATTTTTGTTTGTGGGAATGATAGATAACCAATATCAGCATACAATTTCTCAAATTTCTTATTAAGAGAAATTAATCCACCTGATCCACCACCAATAGCATTAGAGCTTGCATTAGTTGTAGATACAATATTAAATGAATCAATACCAGAGTTCTCAACTGTGAATAATGTAGTATTCATAGAAGATGCTGATATACCACCAGTCTCTTTAAGACCCTTGAAGAATGCAAATGACTTACCACTATCTTCAAATCCGTGATCTCTATGTGTAACTTCAATATACTTATTATTTCCTCTAAATCTTTCTAGAGTTGCACTACTACTTGCTTCAGCACTTGTACGTATGGAATTATCATCCATAGTTTCATAACCTATGTTATCGTTTGTTAACATAACACTAGCAGTCCTAGAAATATCAAACTCTGCTCTGTTAAGTTGGAACTTAATATCTTCCTTAAGGTTCTCTGTCCAAGAATCTACATTCTGTGATCTATAAACAGATCCCAATCCAGGTTGTACTGTAACAGTTCCTGAACCTGCAGGTTCTCCAACTTCAGAAGCCCATACTTCATAATCTGTAGAATCGGTTTCGATAACAAAAGCATACTCTGTATCATTCTGTAAATATACAGGATAATCAAATTCAAAATCAGTTGATACACTACCAGCAACATCAGTTACCAAATTAGTCGCTACACCCATTCTAACTGCAGGTGTATCAATATCTACAACTGCTTCTACAGCAGCACCAGCATTACCAGAACCAGTTCCAGCAATAACAATAGATGGAGAACTTGTATATCCAGAACCAGATATAGAAACTTCAGAATTAAATAACTTACCACCAGATATTCCTAGTGTTCCAGTTGCAGTAGTACCACCTGGTAACTGTGGACTCTCAATAGTCATTGCTGCACTATCATAATTAGATCCAGCACTAATAACCTTAAGATCAACAACTGATCCAGAATCCTTAGCAATACTAACAGATATTGAAGTGTTATTTGTATTATTTGCTAGAGTTATTGATGGAGCAATAAGTTGTTCCCCTGCTTGGAAAGCATTACCATTGTTATTAGAAAGAACTAGTGTATATACCTGATCTGCTGATACTGGAATCTTATCTGCAGCTCCTGCTAATACTTCAATACCAGTTCTATCAAATATTTTAAATATAGGTCCAGTAGCACCTGATATTTGTCCAGTTACAATTTCACCAACCTCAAGAGATGTTTCTTGTGATACATAGAACTTCAACTTTGTTTCAGGAGAAATAGTCTTCTCTGTACCAGGAACAATATAACTTCCTGGCTTACCACTTACTGTATTAGTAATATAAGTTCTTACTGGAACCTTGGTTGCCTTCTTATTAAAGAAAAGATACAAACTAGTAACAAATACACCACCATCATATCCTTCTATCTTAAATGTTTGTGCTAATGGACTTGGTTTCTTCTGTGTACTTGTATCAAGATCAACAATCTGCTTACCTTCATTAGATTTAAGGTATGCAGGTAATGTTGAAACAATACTACCAGGATTAGCAGGTAGTATTCCAGTAGGATAGTATTTAACTTCAGTGTATGTTTCTACAGTGTCTTTATTACTATCTGTAGAGCTCGAAGTAAATCTAATTGTTTTCTCACCAGTTGTGAATTGTAACTGCTCAGAAGTGGTATCGTAACTTGTATTGTAGATATAGTTATTCCAAGTAGTTCCTTGTGTTGGGGCATAACCATTAGGTATTATAATAAGACCACTAGCATTACCACCATCATCTGTGATAATATCAGATCCAAATGTTGACAGTGAATTACCAGGGATTCCTGTAAATCTTAGATCTGGATTAGTCCATCTACTAACACTCCTACCCTCTATGAAAGGATAGATCTTTGTATTAGGCTTCATTCTACGGACAGTAAACTTAACTGCCTTAGATCTAGCAAATTGTTGTAATGATGTAGCAACAGCAGTCTCACCAACTACCTTAGTATTAATACCCTTACCAGTCTCATTATTCTGTGGACTGATATTAGACGAACTAGCTACATTAGCAATCTTAACTGTAGATGATACTTGATCTGAGTTAATATCAGAAAGAGGTCCAATATTAAAGAAGTTCTGATTTGATCCAACCCAGTTTACTGAATAAGAATTATACAAGCTTGAGTATGCATCACGTACATTATCCTTAGCAAGGAATATAGTATAGAGTGAAGTATTATTATCAGATATTAAAGGAGCATCAGTATTCTCATACCATGAATCTACAGGTGTATTGAGGGATGCATCACCAACATATTGAATAACAACAAATGGGTTTGGGTTAATAGTCTTTGTAGCAAAGCTATTATCTAATAACGATAGATTAGAATATGGAAGAGTAATAATATCACTAGATCTCCTATATCCAGAAACTACTCTTTCATCTTCTTTTGTATTAACCTCAACAAGATCAAATGAGTCTTCTTTAGACTGTGCTCTCAATACAGATTGTTTTGTATCAATCGAACACCTATAATCAATAGACTTAAGGTTACCTACCTTATGAGTCTCGAAGTTATCTACAACGAATCCACTCTTAAATCTTTCAAGTCCTATCTCATCCTTGATCTGCATATTTAATGCTTGCTGTTCAAGGACACTAAGAAGTGTATAGTATTCTAACCTTTCAACACGCTTCTCTAACTTGCCGATATCACGCATTGTATAACGCTTGTTATCAACAGGGATAACACGAACATCATTACTTGTTGTAGTATATGCAGGTATGTAAAGATAAGTTAAAGGTACAGCATCATCAATACCCTCTGGTCTTGATGGGTTAAGTGAAGAGTTACCTTCCTTAACTATAAATTCACCTTTCTTAGTCAAGAAGATACCATCAATTCTATCAAGATATTGATTCTGATAGAATGATATAGTGTAAGGTAGATTTGAATCTGATGCTGGACAACTAGAAACAACACCACCAGTACCAGTAAACTCGTTGAAAGAAGACTCTGTATAAATCGACTTATCTTGGAAACCAGTGATGGTAGCTTCAGTATCAACTTTTGGTCTAAAGTCAATAACATCTCTGAGATTTGTTATACCATATACAGATGAGTTGAATGTAGGAATATCATCAGCAGAAACACCTGCTTCATGTACATAAGAATCAACCACACAGAAATCACCTTGTGAATGATCGAAATAATCAAACGATGCTAATAACTGACCATTAGGTAAATCAAAACCAGGTTTGAGAACAATACGTGATACATCATATAAAGTATCACGTTGACCATCATCAAATGTGAATCTGCTAGTTACATCAGTACCGCTAATTAGATTACCAGCAGTATCTACATTTGGAGGTGCAGTTGTGGAACCTTCATAAACATAGTTAAGTTTAATAACATCAGAATATGATACTGCATTAATTTCAGTTGCATTAATATCCTGTCCTCTTAGAGGAAGAACCCTGTCTCCTTCTGGAGTAATAACAATCTGCTTGTTTTTAACAATTGTCTTCAACCTAGGTCTAGACTTAGTAATCTCTAATGTTGCTGTAAGCTTAAGTGTTGGATAAGCAGTACCACCTGAAAGAGCACCAAAATAATTAGTAGGAAGTGTTATACTAACGCTACCAGCAGTTAATCCACTAGCAGTATCAGTAGACGTTGCAACATCTACAGCAGAAGATGGAACGAATACAATATCTCCAGTTTCTACAGCAGTTGCATTTCCTTTCTTAAGAACAGTAAGAATAAAATTGGTCTCTCTAAACTCTACAAATTTCTGTGTACCAAATTCTAACTGTGCCTTAAATGTTACTGTTCCACCAGTAGAAGATGAATCTAGTACAAAATCTTTTCTTTGATAGTACTTAATAGCAGTATCATCAACATTTTTAACTAGTGACTTAATTTGCTTACTACCAGTTGGGAATATTAGAGTAGATTTGGATCCATTTGCAATCTTTGGTCTTACTCTTAGTACAGTTGTACTACTTATAGTAGAAGGAAGTAAAGAATCTAAGTATATTCTTGATTTCTTAGTTCCTTGTGGTGATGTTGCCTGTTGTACTATTGCCTGAATAAGGTTGTTGTTTGCGTCACTGAACTGGATCAAATCTCCCTGTACAAGACTCTTCGATGCATCACCACCAAAACCTGTACACTCAACATACTGATTACCCTCTACACCACTAAAACTAAAGTCAGTTATATTACTACTATTAACATACTTCTCTCTAAACAACTCAACATCACTAGTGAATAGATTAGGTGCTAAAGCTCCTACAGGTGCTACACCAAATCTGGCCCACATAGACTTAACATTCTGTGGTGTGTATGTTTGTACGACATTCTTAAACAATACAGCACGTACTATTGCTTCATTACCAGCAACAAAACTAGTAGAAGTAGTCTTAACAGCTACTGATGGAGGTGATGAGTAGACATTGGATAATGCATCTCTATTTTTAATAGACGCTGCAGCATAACCATCTGCAGAATCTACCGTAGAAGTTATAACAGATGTATCATATGATACACCATCTACAATTAAGGTCTCTAATGCACCATAGTTATTTCCTCTATGATCCACTACAAAATGGGATATAGTATTCTCTCTAGCAATCCTCAGAGAATTTCCTTTCTCGTCAAATATAGTTTCTCCTTGAACAAACTCTCCATTAAGAACCTTACAATAAATTCTATTACCAGAAGATAGAAGACCCTTTGGTGATCCTTCTATTACTCCATAAGCACCACTCTTACTACCAGTAATATAAGTACCAGCTTGGAATGGAATGTTACCTGCTGAAGGAGCTGGTATATCACTATCTACAGTTATCTTAGTTAAAAATGTTGGGTTGAAATACGACATCTTGAAAGTCGTATTGTATTTACTTGTTCCAGCAATTCTTCCTTTAGAAAGAATAGTATCAGAATCTGGATTAAATCCAACACCTCTTTCTTGTAAATGGAAGTCCTTAGGCTTAGCAAGACCGATTGTAGGAACAATCATCTCACTGTAAGAAACTATGTAACCAAATACATCAGTTGAAGTAGATTGCTCTGCTCCATTTTCTGAGAAATAAAGTCTCGTTCTATTATCAGTACCACTATCAACAGTAGTAAAATCTCTCAAATGTGTATCAACAATATCTCTTGGTCCGATAAAAGTGAATTCAACATAAGAAGCACTTCCTTTAAAAGAAGATGGGAAGTCTGCATTAGAACCACTAAATTTGGAATAAGCAAGAGATGTAATTTCTACTGCTTCATTAGCATTACCAGAACCACCTTTTCTTACCCAGAAACTTCCATGTGATGATTCCCATGAAGTTGGTACTATTTCACTAAATGTTGTACCAGCCGCAGTTGATGTAATATTAATAAGTACAGTCTTGATTGCTACATCAGCATCAGATGTAAATGCTCTTCTATTACGAGTTTGCTTGTGAGAAGCTATTACCTTACCATCAGTTTTATCTTCTGTACCATTAAGACCTAATGATCCATCACCAAATGTACTATTAAGATATAATGTTGGATATGATGTTAACTCAGCATCAAATGAATTTAAAGGAACTGAATTATAAGTGTTAGTTAGATAGAAGCTTGCAAGACCACTATGCTTAAGAGTTATATTATCTCTCTCAAGTGATTCTCTTGATTTGTTAACAGTTAGATACTTACTCTCTTTATTAACAATCTCATAACCCTTAATGTATGCTTTACCAACTCCTACTGCTGCAATCATCTTTTGAGATGCTTCAGTAACAGTTAAACCATTAACTGTTCCATCAACACCTACACCATAAAGACCTTTGTTACCGTCTTTCTGGTAATACTCTCTTAATTCTGTTGGGAATGCTTCAACAACATAATCACCAGACTCATCATATGTTCTTCTTGCTAGAGTCTCTTCAATTACATTGTATTCTGCTTGTTTTACCTTCTTCTGTACAGATCCCTTCTTAACAGTTAGAAGCTGTATGAAGTTGCTGTCTGTAGAAGCATTATAATCATACTTAGCTAATCCTAGAGTGATTGATAAACGATGAGCACCAGGAGCACTAAAGTTTGCAAATCCTCTTGCCTGATCATAGAGTGTTCCATCCTCTTCGGGAGTGATTAAAGACTCTGTGATCTTAAATCCAACTTTAGCAGATGGAATATCAATATATGGTTCTAGAATGATAAGATCAGAATCATTACGAACAAAATGACCATTAACGAAGTAAATACCTTCTTCCACTTGTACAGCAGAAGCAAAACCCATTGCTGTACTGGTGATAGAAGTCTCTACATCAGTATCAGGATCCTTTAAAGTAATAGATGTAGGTAGAACACTTCCATCAGTTCCAACTACCATAAGTGGAGTATTTACTCCAGCAACAACTTCTAGAGTCTCACCTTGTCTAAAAGTAGACTCATTATTAGAATTACCACTGCTAGTATAGTTTACATATAGTGTGTCTGCAGTTGTAGTGGTACTATATCTAGTGGATACAACTGTACCAGTAACGCCAGATGTGATGCCCTTTAACGTCTGACCTACTAGTTGTTTAATATCATACTTTTTGAAGACAATATTACCTCCCTCTGATACTGCAACTTCAGTAACAGAAGAAAGTTTAACGTAATCTAGTTTATTGTTTAATCCTACTTCACCAGGAATAACTAGATCACCTTGTTTAAATTGTTTACGTCCAATAGATTCAATCTGATTTTGAAGTACAGATTGAAGTTGAGTTAGTTCTCTCGCTTGTATTGAGTATCCAGGTCGAAAAAGAAGTCGATAAAAATTCTTAGACGCACTGTAGTCATCATAGTATGGACTTACATTTAGATTCGTCTTTTGTGGCATCGTAAACCAAAGCTAACATGGAAGATTAGAATTCGATTACTAGCTTGATGTCCTCTATTTGGTCAGCAGCTCTAGTAATCAGTCTCCTGTTCTCTATGTATACGAGTTCTCCAGAGTTGTTCTTGATCTCAGGATTCGCCAAACCACTTGCAAATGTTACGCCTTCGGTAGTTGATGAGTATGTGCTATCAGGGTTAACTGATACAGAAGTACCACCATCAACGATAGCAGAACTTGAATTATTTTCAAATGCTCTTACTACTCCATTATCAGTATGTGCTTTAGGTGATTGGAAGTACTTAAGAATACCACCATTACCATTACCATCTGCAATCCAAGAAACAACTGTTCCTTTAGCAGTTCCAGCACCACCATTTAAAGTTTGTGTGATTGTATTATCTTTTCCGAAAGAAGAACTAGTAAGACCAGTTCCATTAACTCTTACGGCGTATACACCAGAAAGGGTGTTTGCAGTAGCAAAGTTTGTTGATCCCCACTGCAGTGGATCTTTAATAAGTCCGATTCTACGGAAGTCATTATCAACTGGGAAGTCTCCAGATCCTTCTGCATAGGTCAAACGGACGTTAACCATAACACGCTTGCCGTTAAGCTCCTGTGCAAGGTTAGCACCATGACCACCTGCAGGTGGAATGATAACTTCAAGAGCACCACGAGCAGTTCCAGAAATATTCTCAGCAGTACTTAAACTTGCATCAGAGAATAAACCATAAGCATTTCCACCAGCACCAGTACCTGTACCAGATTTAAGTGCAACACTACCATAAGTATAATCATTACCTGCGGTTTCAACCTCAACAGCACTTATAGCACCAGTACCATCAGTGGTAATCTTAGCAACACCATCTGCTCCATCTCCTAAGATAGGACCATATAGAGTAGCACCAGTAGGAAGAGCTGAACCAGCATCTGAAATCAAGATGGTATCAATAGCACCAGCTGTAGCAGCTGGACCAGCATATGTACCAATAGGCATGAAGTCACTGGATAAGAAATCCATGACCTGTTGTGTGGTCATTGTATAAAGGTACTTCCAACGATATCCGTCAGTAGGACCAGTATATACACCAGAAGCATAGTTGTTTGCTGTAGTAGGCATATCAGATGCGTTACCACCACCAGCAACTGTATCTTCCTTATTGTAAAGACACTTGAATACTTCGTAGTTATTATTCATAACATAGAACTTAGAAGCTCCTAATGAAGTTGCTCCTGTAGCAGCAGCCTTAGCAGTACCACCTGAAGCAGGTGCAGCACTGTAGTCAGGCTTGTACATATCAAACTTAGGGTTGGTAACTGTGTTCCAGTTATAACGTGAAACTACAGAAACAACATTAGATGACTCTACCCTTTTAGCAGCAATGAGCTCGTCATAGATACTCTGCTTTTCTTCTTGGTTGTCTAAAGGAGAAGGTGCATTCGTTTCATCGGCAATACGATACACACCACCTTTAGCTTCAGCACCAGTATCAGAACCACCTGTATACCCCTTAATTACACTACCAGCAGTCGGTGTACCAGCAGCAGGGCTAGGAGAATGAACAAGAATTGAATTAGGATTTACTTTACGGATAGTTGCTTTCCATGTTGTAGATCCATATGCAGTACCACCAGCAGCACCAGCGTCATACACTTCTTCACCGACATTAAATGCAGTAGCATTGGGATCATAGATCTCTAGATACGAATCCCATTGATCCGAACGACCAACGAAGAAATACATTCGTGCACGATCCGCACTAGTATCGTTTGCACCTTCCGTAAGGGATTCTAGAAATTGTTGTGCATTAAAAATGCGAAACTTTTCTGATATGATTGCCGACATAATTGAAAATTGGGTAGTTTTGTACTACAGGATATCCGAGTTATTTATATTTATACTTGTCTAACTACAGTTCCTGCAGTTTCAGTTGTTAGACCTGAAGGTTGAATAGTATCTGCACTGCCGTAATCAACGACAAAACGATCAGATAATTTTGAACTATAAGCGATACGGAACTTACCGACTTGTATCACACCTGTTGCATCAAATGCAGCAGTAGTAGATACCATAACATTAGCATCAGACCAATCGAAGTCAGTATCTAATAGTATTGCGGAAAGAACTGCTGATGTTGAAGTACCCATACCAATAGTAGGACTACTGGTAGGAGTCGTTAATGTAACTGTTCCAGTCATTGATAACGTGTTATCAAGCTCAATCTGTTTGATTGAATGGGTCAACGATGTAGTTGTTCCCATTGCAGATTGAGTAATACTATGAGGTGTAGTAACATGAATCTCTGTTGGACCAACAGAAACTTTATTGTCCCTAACGAGTTGCTGAATGACTTTTAATTGATCACTCTGAGAAGATGCTGCAGCAACACTATGAGTAAACTCGTATGCTAACTGTGTTGCTTCCCCAACTAATGACACGGAAGATAATGAACTAAGACCAGTTATAGTGTCTTCAAATTTACGGATGTATTTAGTATCAAACTGTCGAGCCTTTTTAATGATATCGTAACCACGAGAGACATTAACAACAGGAGCAGTAGTATATCCACTACCACCAGATTCTAAAATAACATCAATAACATTACCACCATCAACAATAACATGTGCTTTAGCACCACCACCATTTAGATCAACTGGTTCAAATGTTAATACTGGTGGTGTCTCATAATTATGAGCTTGTGGATTAGAACCAAGAACAGTTTTATTCCAATTCAATGATGTTACAGTATCTCCAGTAATAACTGCTTTAATATCAAGACCTTCTCCTTTAGTATCACCATTATAATTGCTAACAGAGATAACACCTACATTATCGGTGACTTGTGTATCTTCAACATGACCTAATGATGCAGATTCTCTAGGAGTTAATTTAACAGTTCTATAATCATTCTCACCATCGATCTTAATATGATCACCAGGTTCTAATGAAGTTATAGTGGGTTTAACCCTATCATACAACCAAGAGACACTATCTTTCCTAAGAAGTCTCTTACCATCAACATCATTATATGTAACTGCTGTAGTAAGAGCAGATAAATCAACTTCAGTATATGATGCAGTCTGAAGATCAGTAGTTGCAGCAATTCTTAAAGGTTTGGTAAGATCAATCTTAGGATTCTGAGCAATGAGAGTAACATCCCATCCACTAGCGGTTTGGTTATACTTTCTAACCATACCAATAGTTGTGTATACATCAGGTGTTGGCCAAGAGTTATCAGTAAATTGATAAACTACTGCACCATCTCTTACAGCTGAAATGAAAGTAGCATATTCTGCAGAACCACCAGTAACTGTAATAGTTACTTCATTAAAGAAACGATCTGGTTCTACATTAAATGCATCTAATAACTGATCAACAGAAGTACCTGTTAATAAAACAACACTAACACTCTGACCTTTCTTCAAAGCTTGACTGAATGTAATACTAGATTCGTTTATAATGTATGCAGTATTCCTCTTCTGTAATATTCCATCAATATAAACAAAAGCAAATCTATCATCATCAACAACTACTACATCACCAGTCTTTTCATTTCTCATAATAAATGGTCCAGTAATGGATCCATTAAAGTTCTCTTCTTGTAAACCCATCCTCACATAACCACCAATATTATGTGCAAAGAACTTATCTACAGCAAGAGGTTCCTGAACAGTTAATGTATTCAGATTCTGTTTCCACTTAGGTGCTTCTGAAAATAGAATTCTATCAGGATCACTAGCACCAGCAGCTCTCTTGATATAATAAGAATTCAATCTAGGGAATGTCTCATCATACTTAGCATTCTGGAAAACACCATTAATACCAACTATAAGATTATGTTCAACCTCAGTTTTTACTGGTGTATTATCAGTATAATATAACTCAAACTCTTTATTTTCATTGTTGAAATAATCTGGTAAAGACTTAACTACAGTACTACCGTTTAATATAGATTCAACATTTAAGAATAGTGAATTTAAAGCAGAGACTACAGTATCACACTCTGTAAACACATTGTCTTTAGCAAGAATGTTTATATTAGTTAATGTTCTTAACGTAGTCCAATTACCAGTTCTTTGATTATTATCTTCGACCTTAGTGAATAAGTTTGGACCCTTATTGATAGTTTTAGTAACTATTTGAATGTAACTATTCAATGCAGATTCTACTTCAGCACAAGTTGTTACGTAAGGACCATTAGGATCAGCAAGGACAGTAGCATCTTCATAAGGAACAATAGTAGTATATGTGCCAGTTGGAAGATTGTTCTTCATTGCCTCAACCATAAGTTGAGTTGCTTTTGTGTAAGCAGCAATACTCTCTTCTTTCTGATCTACTATATGATTAAGTTTATTCTTGTAATAATATCTCTCGCCAAAATCAACAACATTCCAGTTACCACCATATCTTATATGGTATACCATTGCATCTATAAGATACTCAGTATCTCGTTGACACTTATCTTCATTAGGTATTACCAAGCTTGGATATGTTGCTTTTGTCCAACCAATAGTCTCTTCTGAAATATACTTCTTATTTCCTTCAATGAGCTTAGCAGCATCCATAAACTTACCATTATTAATTCTACTAAATGAGAAGGTCATCTCATCAATATTATTGATAGTGGAATAAACAGTTGTAGTTGCTCCAATGCCCACGTTTAGTACACCTGTACCAGTAACAGTAACAGGACCATAATTAGTGGTTCCACTATTATTAACAGTTGTACTAATATTCTGAGCTGGGTATGCAATGTTTGCTGCTTTGGAAACTTTAATCTGTGTAGAACTTAGTATCTCAGTAACTGTAGTACCTTCATCAAATTGATTACCACTACTTACATTCATTCCTACACATATACCTAAAGTAGAAGGAAGTGTAACAACATCCTGTCCTTGAGATACGGTACAGTTCTTAACTGATATATCCCAATTCCTTGCTGCAGCAATACACAAGTTCATAGTATATTTGTATATCTCAACAGCAGAAGCTTCTACAGTTGTCTCGTTGAAATACTCTGTTGCTGCATGATGAGAAGCACTATTACCACCAAATCTAAGATCGTGTTCGTAAGCATCTAAAATTAATCCAACATCTCTAACACACTTAGATTCTTTAGTATTCCAAGTTAAGTTAGGATACTTAGATTTACCATATCCAACTGCTTCTTCTTGGATGAAATTCCTATTAAAACGCAATTGATTAGCAGCATCAATCCATGTACCTTCTTTTTGGAAGATAGGTCTAATCTTTTTCAAATACTGAAGATTCTTGGAAGCTTCCTTAAATTGGAATAATCTTCCAATAAACTTAGTTGCTGCAATTGTATTATTACCCTCTTGTCTAGTACCAAATGGTGCTGCAGCAAAAGTAATCTTATCACCAGATACAGTATAAGCAGTCTCTGGTTCTTGTAATACTGCATCTAATGTTATGGTCAAAGCCATAGCATTATATGGAGTTATTGGATTATTAGTCTCAACATCAACAATAGTAAATTCTCTTGTACCAGAGATATTACCATACTGATCAAAAGTACCATCAAATGCTGGAGTAAGTTTAATCTCTTTAGCAATTAATCCAGATGTATCACTTGCTTTCTCTGTAAGAGATCCATTACCTCTCAATACATTAATATCCTTAGATAAGTTTACAATAGTTTGATGATATCTTTTACTATCAGCAATGCTTGCATTGTTACTATTCTCATCCCATAGTTTTAATGTTGAAACTTGAGTAGTCTTAGAATTATTACTTACCTTTACATCTACCTTTGCATCTATATTAAGCTCACCAAACATCTTAAATCCAGCTGGATGAACTGACTCCTTAATAAGATCTCTCCAGTCTTCTATCTGTGTCTTAGACTCGATAACATAAGAATAATCCTGATAGAATTTATTATCTGCTATCTTGTGAGTTCTTACACCAACCTTACCTTTATCAGAAGTATAAGTACCAAGATTATCATAATACGATCTTAGATCAATAGAAAACTCTGCCCCCTGAACAGAAACTATTGTGCCAGTTGAATTACTGGCACTACCAGTAAGAGTTTGACCTATAATAAACTCACCTTTAGTTACAGATACCTTAAGAATATTAGATCCAATTCTCCATCCACCATTAGTAACAGTACCCTCTGCAAGTCCAGAGGTTACCTTCTCTCCACTTAAGAAATCATCTGTTGTGTCCAAGATAATAACATCACTTGCCTTATGCTTTCTTAATATTGAAGTATCATTCCAAATTCCAGATCCATTAAATTCAAGTTGTACATTCTTTGGAGCTCCTATAGAAGAACCCAAAGCAAATATTCTAATATCACCTTCAACAACCTTAAGTTCTGGTTTGTATGTGTAGTTCTTTCCTTTGTTTGTTACAATAACATTTGCTATTCTATTATCAGCAGTTTTTAAAACATCGAACCTTGCTTCGGATCCATCACCATCAACTACAACAACTTTTGGTTTAGAGTAATTGAATCCAGCTTTGTTGATTGTAACGCCAACAATATTCTTTTCTACAGAATCCCATTGTGCAGTAACATCTGCAGCTTTACTGCTATCTAATTCTGCTCCTAATACACCAGGAACTTTTCTATAACCAGAACCAAGGTTAGATACCTCAACTTCAGCAATAGCACCAATTGCACCTTTAGATTTTGTAGTATATCTGATATTACCAGTTCCATACCACTCAGGATCTTCTGTTAACTCATAGACAAATCTATCAGTTGTAACAAATGATACTTTAACTCCTGTACCAGTAGATTGAGTAGAAGATGTGAGTGCATCAGAAATTAACTTCTGTCCTTGTAATGGATCATTAATAATCTCAATATAATTGTTACTATCAACAATACTCGTAGATGGACCAATTCTTATTTGCTTAGTTCCATCTACCATTGTTCTCACAATAGACTTGTAGTAATACCGTTGATAAGTTCTAGGTACTCTATTAGTCAATATACCATTAAGATTAACATCACCAAGTCTAGGACCATATCCAAACTTTATATACGAGTAAGAACCTGCAGTACCTGGAGTACCAATGTTAACAACCTCTGGTGCAATAATATTATCATTCTGACTAGGAGATATAATAAACTCAGATTCGCTATTTGTATAATGACTCAAATCAAATCTATATTGATAATACTCTTGTATCTTAAGGTTAGGTGATATTTCATATGGACCAGAAACAGATGAAGATATCTTTGTTACAATCTTATAATCTGTAACAGTATCGATATCAATCAATTTCTTAGGTTCACTCTCATCAAACAGTGTAGCTTGATCTGTAAGCTTATATGGAGTAAAATCTCCAGTCGCAAAGAATCCTTGATTGTGTTCTACAATCAACTTGTTATTATCATATGAAATGATTGTAGGATCTAATGATGTACCTGTAACAGGAAGAAGATCTCCAACTGTGAATCTATAGTTAGATCCATATAGGGTAACAACCTCATTATCAAAATGATCTATATCACTAGTATTATTCTGTGCCCTTGTGACAGTTACTGAAGTGGTAGACTCTGATATAGAGTTTATCTTAACAATCTCATCACCTATTGATAGAAGATCATTTTTTGCTAATCCACTAATGGAGTCTAATTTCAATACAGTCTCACCAGTAGCGAATCCAATATGATCGACTACTAAACGTAGACGTTGAGTATTAGTAGAAGCACCTGATCTGTTTAATGATGTATCCTCAACAGTAAGAATATCACCCTTTCTATAACTAGATCCTTTAGTAGTGATTGTAACATTTGTTACAGACCCTAGTCCTGTACTATCAATATCTGATACAACTATAGTTGCTTTTGCATTATTTGAGTCGCCGACTTTCCCTAAGTCAGTTCTAGCAGCATTCTGATCAACAAATATAAGTTCTACATCTTCATATGTGTTTGCTGCATAATCAGCACCACCATTAACTAAATCAGCTCTTCCTAATCCAGGATCATCGATCTGTGTTGATAATGTTAGTGACTTGATATCAATCTCTTGTGTTGCTCCTAATTGAACATAGTAAGTTGTTGTTGAGATAGAATCATCAGGATCTATTTCAACATATACAACATCACCTACACCAAGTGAATGATCACCATCAGTTTCAACTAATGCAATATTCGTATTAACAATGAATGGTATTAAACCTGTACTTAAGCTTGTAGTTGATAAGATCTCTGCACCAACTGTGTTTAGTAAATTATTACTTCTAAGGAAGTATCCTGCTTGTTGTGCAAAAGTACCAGTCAATACTTTAAGCTTAACAGAATTTCTCCTATCAGTAGATTCAATTACTTCACCTGTTGCTATTACAGAATCGACTTTGTTCACAGTACCATTAGTCAACTCTACAATTGCACCAGCAGTGAATGTAGCATTTGTATTGAGAATGATATTAATACTCAATGTTGTGGAGTCAAATAAACCCGTTTGATCAAATGTTCCCGTAACATCTTCAAGAACAAGAATTTTACCATCAAGAACATCACCAACAACCTTACCACTTACACCAGATGATGTTTGTGTTATTGTATCTCCACCAAAGACATAGCAATTTTCCGTAATCTGAACTTTAGCTACTCTCTTTGCATCCGTAGCTTGTAGTTCTTCTACAGTATTTCCATTAACTGCGGAAATGGTTCCAGCAGCATCTACACCACCAGTACCAGTATCATCTAGAACAATAGATGAACCAACTTTAAAATTATCAGATGAGCTGTATACCTGAAATGCGTCTAAACTACCAGAAGAAACGTCTTTAACAACTCCCCTAGTCTTACGACCATTATCAGGTGTATCGACCCCACGGAGGCGTACAGCGTCCAATGGGAGATCATTCTGTGTTTGATTCTGATCGTAGTTAGCAGCAAGAGGCAAAGAATAGAAATTCTCACCAATCAGATATGGAAATTCTGGATCACCTAGATTATCAAATGTCGCAAAATATGCGTATGTTCCATTCGGATATTCTGGTGTTACACAATATCTTCCGTTATTCCTATCTACAGTTCCGTATCTATCTGCGTAATAATAATCTTGTATGAATGATCCTAGCGGATATGTAACAAGAGATGGTCCATTTGGTCTAGTTCCATACTTCAAATATCCTGATTGCATCCTCACAACGCTACTAGAAGAATCTACAGGATCAGAATATCCGTAAGAACCGTATATAGGGTTACCATCATACGCAAATCCAATGATAGGAGAATGATTAGTTCCCGTATCATTTCCTCTAAGTGTTGGTGGATATGATACAGTACCGTAGTTATTGTATCCTCTATCATTAAGATGAGAGATTCCCCATTCAGAATCTAATGTCTCTTCTACAAATCTATTCTTGATCCACTCATATATTGAAGAACTTGCAAGTGCACCAGAACCACTTGGTATAACTTCGATTACAACATTTCCTTCACTATAGAAAGATCCACCATTTACTTTAATACATTCAGATATTTGTCCAGTAGCAGACACAATAGCAGTATACTCTGCATATCTACCTCTTCCTAAAGCATCAACTATTCTAATGGTTGGAGGAGCAGAGTAGTATTCACCAGGATCAGTAACTACTAAGCTCGTTATTGCTCCTTGTGTAATAACAGGTGTTAATACCGCATTCCTACCAGATACTATCTCAACAATAGGAGCAGCAGTATACGAACCAGCAACATCTATTCTAACTGACTCAACTACACTACCAGATAATACTGCAGTTGCCTTATATGGTTCTGTGTTAACAAGTACATAAGGAGGTCTGGAATAACCACTTCCTTGTGTAGTAACATCTATCTTAGTAAGACCACCATAAAATACACCATCTTGATGCTTATGTGTGTAAGCTAAGGAACCATCTACTAAGATACCAAAATCTTTTCTTGGACTCTCATAAACTTCAGTAGTTGTAATAGCATTCTTTCTTATAGTTCTTAAGAAGGATTGCTCGATAACTGTCTCTGTAGCAGGTATTGTCTGATTATAGAACATAGTCCTATTAACAGGTACACCACTAGTACAGATATAATAATTGTTATCATCACTAAAGATTCTCTGTATACCAGGTATAACATCATTTACAGATGCTTGTGTTCTAGGATCTCCTGATAGAGAAGTATAATTCGCATCATCATTAGGTAACCACCTAACAGTACCATCACTTTTCTTAATCTTGGGATCAACTGTATCAAATCCAGAAGCTTCTACTACTAAAGGTTCACCCTCAATACCATATGGTGTTGAAGTAGTAGGTGATAAATTATAAACTACACCAAGTGCTATAAACTCAACATTATTCCCTTTAATTCTATTATCACTGTAAAGTGTTGATCCTATATTATGAGTTCTAGTTAATATCCTATTCTTAATCTTAAACTGTCTTATAGTTTTACTAGAATACTCAATAACTTCACCATCTACAAATATCTTTCCTTCTTTCTCCCATCCAAAAGTAGAATCAACATCTATAACATCTCCTGTTTGATCAGCAGAATCAATTGCTTTCTTAATCTTAGTCTTATTTGCTATAGTAAACTGATTATTGATTGTGGATGGGGCAAGAATCAACTCCCATACATTAGCACCATCAACATCTTCTAATTGCTTTATATTATCAACTACAGCTGAAGCATAGTTATCTCCACTCTCTGTAACAACCTTACCTATTAAATCTTTAGGATCACCATTTGTAACAACTACCTTTAAAGAATGGACATTAATCCAATCAGAATCTGATGATTTAAGTGTATTATCTTTTGGAAAATAAACATCATTATCTTCACTGCTTACAAGAGAATTGAAGATAAACTGTATAGAACGCTTAGTACCCTTTGATTTGTAGAAAGAAGAGATGTTCTTTATAAGGGTTCTCTTATCGATCTCACCACGTAGGTACTTCTCAGGTATACCAGCAAGGTATTCTGACTCAAAGCTCCTTATAAGAGCATACAAGAACAGATTACTAAGGTTTTCTACCTTAACATCTGCTGCGTGTGTATCTGCAGTAGTAGAAACATATGTACTGAGCTTGTAAAGATCTCCAAGTTCAGTATTACCACTTACACCCCTAGCAACACCATTAAACTGATTAGATGTCTTTGATGAATAAAAGAATATTTCATCATCAACTTTAGCAAGTCCACTCTCAGGAAATCCTTCAGTCGATAGTACATTTATACTAGTATCCGAGATCCCAGTTATACCAACGGTTTTCGAGGACTGTGTTAGAACCTCTTTATCGTAATAATTAATATCACGATATTTTGTTAAATTTGCAACAATGTCTAAAACACCACCACTAAGCTCTTGTTGAGCATAGTAAGATTTGAGGAACTTAACGAAGTACTCATAGTCCTCTACGATGAATCCAGGTAACTGACTTTCAATCAGTGCCGAGATATTTTTAGACTTTACGTTCATTCTGGAACTGCACTAAAGTTGGATTTGGAGATATCAACATCAAGATATAGTTCTCGTACAGCATCTACATCTCTTGATGCAGGTTCTACACGAATTTCAATTTTATTATCAGTAAAACTTCCCTTAATAATAGTAAGATCATATAATTTAATTTCACCATGAGTGTAATCAATATCACCTACACCTTTCTTAAGGTATACTTTCTCACCAGTAAGAGAATTCAGTCTATATAGGTCTATTTTACCGAGGGTATCATCCTCCAAATACACTGTGAAGGAAGGATACTCACTGACTACAAAACCAGTTGACTTCATTACTGATGCATCACAAGAATCTTTAAATTCATTTACAAAACAAAGTTCATAATAATAAGTAGAATTCAATATAGGATAGAAATCCTTTCTAAGAGTTACATTAGTAAGGTTTGAGTTAATAGAACCATCAGCACCATCTATAACTGATGCAAATCTACTGTGACGGAATTTACCATTAAACTTTTCTGTCTCTGCAGCTGCAATATAATCTTCAACTGCTTTAATAGCTTTAGATTGAATTTCTGATTTAGTTAAAGTAGTTTTAGAGGTTTTAAAACTTATTGTTGAATTAAGCTCAATATAAAGAATAGAAGGATCAACAATTACAGGTGTAACAGAAGCAACTGAATAATTCTTCAAAGCTTTAACTATTTCATTCTTAGTATATGATGAAATAGTACTAGCATTATCTGGTTTAATTGCGATCTTTACTTTTCCAAATTCAGGAGGATTATCTTCCTCTCCACCAAATGTAATGATATCTGATATAGAAGCATAAACCTTCTTAATAATAGAAACATAGTCATCTGCTGTAACTGCCCTGTCCTGAGTCGCAAAACTCTTTGGAGCCTGTTTCTTGATGGAAGAGACTGATTCTGGATTAGCACCGCCTGTAGAAGCATTTACAAGGGTTACAGAAGTATTATAAGGAAAGCTATTACTAGGATTGATCTTATCATGTATCAAACCAGAGAAACTAAATGTCTTTGCTCCATTCGTAGTATCTGCAGATGTAGTAAGATAAGTTATCTCTACAAAGCTTCCATTATCTAACTGTTTACCAAATACTCCATCACCAAAAAATATTTCATAGTTCTCATCTTCTATTTCCTCTACGAAATAGACTTCCGATGTACCATCAAGGTTTAAAATGTTCTCTGCACTACTAAATGTTAAGAAAGATGTATCTCCTTGCTGTTTATACACCTTTACACGGATACTTGATACATCTGTACCAGTATTATTGATAATAAAACGCTGATTCTTAAGAGCAGTGTTAATTGTGTAAGACTGAGTTAATAAAGTACCTTGATATATGTCGATTCCCTCATATGTTGCTGTATTATTAACAAGAGGAGCTTCCTGATCTTCAATTACGACATATTGATATAGAGTATCATCGTAATTAGTAACAAATCCTGTTCCTTGCTTTAGTACAAGTGTATCAGGAGTAACACCACTACCTTGATAATCAACTACAAAATTAACAGTTGCTTTTGGAGCAGTTGCTGATCTAGGTCTATACCCAATTTGCTTTGCTAAGCTTACAACATTGTCTCTCAGAGTCGCTGAGTCAAGAAACATTTCATTTACCACCATGTTGGTGTTAAATGCTGTATAATAAGTGTTGTATGCTAAAACATCTAAGAATGTAGTGATAGCAGACCCTTCAAAGTCATAGTCAGTAAAATCTGACTGTGCTCTCATGTAATCTTTAAGTGCGGCTTTAATATCCGCAAAGTCTAAATTAGCAACTTGAGTATAGGGCATTATCGGGTACGATTAAGGAAGAACTCAATATCTTGAGGTGGAAGATCATCCCTACCTGTAATAGAGAAAGCTAGATGCACTTCAAATCCATTCTGATCAAAATCAGGCATTACACTAAGTTGTAGTATATTAATCCTAGGTTCATATTCGACTAAGCAATCTTCTACCGCAGTCTGAACAAGACCTGCCGTAGCATAGTCTAATGGTTCAAACAAATAGCTACGGACATCAGATCCAAAGTTACTATTATATAATCTTTCTCCTTTCTCTGTAAGAAGGATGTTTATTACCGCTTGCTTAATAGCAGCATTCTCCTTCTTCACAAGTAGATCATTCGTGATCTTATTTCTTGTGAAAGAAAGAGAAAAGTCCTTAAACTTTGTAACGGTAGGCATCAAGCATAGTTTGAGTAATATATTATGTATATCACTTTATTGGTCTTAATGATTCAGGAGGACCAGCTCCGTCACCTTCACACACATCAAACGCTATAGATACACGAATACCATCTGTATCATGGGGAGGAACCCAGTGTGGTACATCTGCAGAGAATATAATAAGATCTCCTTTATTATTCTCTACATGTACATCCTCGAAAACCTTTGGCTTCACTTGGAAATTAAACCATGTACCATCTGTAGGACCACCACAATATAAGATACATGATGCCCAACTCATAGGTGGACAATTAGGAGCAGCAACATCTCTATGAGCATGAATACCAAGACCTTCACCATTTCTAAAAGTATTTGCCCACATTCTTACATTTAATCCATCGGGAAAAATGCTGCGGATAGCAGGCATCATAATACTATGAATAATATTATCATCCAAATGATTATAAGACCCTGCTCTACCACCAAGAGCATCCGTCTTTTTATACGTTGAATATTGACCCAAAGCAGCTGCTTCATCAGGACCAGTTGATTTAACGTATTCTTCCGTCTCTATAACACGATTGTATAATATATCGCATTCCTTTTCAGTTAACCATTTAGGTATAATCTGATATTCAAACCCTTTCATATTACCAAGCCCACGATACTGCTGAATAACGTATTCCTTTTGTTACCTCAGTAACACCATGAGGATATAGGAATATTGAAGGAAACATAACAATATCGCCTTTACCTAGCTTAACAGTATAATCATCCCAAAAATACAAATCAGCACCCTCATAGTCATCATTGAGATTTACTATAAAGCTCAATATTGGAATTCCTCTTATTTTACCATCAAAAAGTGCCTGAATATGATCCTGATGTAGACGCATATGCTGAGTTCCACTATAACGATTAAATCGTACTCCTGAAAACTCAGTTAATATGTGTTGTGTTCTTTCAGAGGGATATGTGTATTGTTTACTATACACATTACCAGCACTCATCATATGAGGTGTAAGTAATAAATGAAGATCTGAAGTCATTTCTTGAACCTCAGGCTCATCTATCGGTTCAGAGCTCATTTCATCAGTTACCTGATTATACCATGCATGAGTTTGCCATTCTCTCGTTTTAATATCTTCAACAATATAATTACAAAGATTAGGAGGTACAATGCCTTTTTCTATATGAATGAAATCCTTCAGGTGTGTATCAGGTTTGTTCATGTGGATATAGGTCTTCAGTTTTCGCTTTATTAATATCTCTCTTCTTAGTCTTCTTTAACCATACATCAGCATCTGCTTCAGTAAGTAAAGTACTAACTTCTTCGTCTGCTCCTCTAGGGTATAAGTCTTCCATTGTTTTTAATGATAGTTGGTCAGTCCACCTTGCATTTGCATGTTATCAAACCTTACTTCCTTTAAGTTAAAAGACATTGATATTCTTTCAACATAAGAATGGTAGGGATAAACTAAATGCCATAGATAAGAAGGGAACATATACATGTTACCTGCTTTAGGGTGTATTACAGCATGTTGATTAGCATGTACTATGTCTAAGCATCCTACAGTTTCTGCTGCAAATCCATTAGATTCTCTTTCTTGCTCAATCTCTTCTGGTATATCTATAAACACAACCGCACTTATAATACCACTATGGTTGTGTATAGGATTAAACTCATTCTTATCTGAGAAGTTAACCCAAGGTCCATCCCCTAGATTAAAATTAATCTTGTGATCGTTTGGATCTAAGAATCTATCTGCATTCTTTCCATCCTTAGTACAACGATCTGTTGCTACTTCTCTATCATACGTTCCTTTAAGATAATTAAAGACATGTGGTCTAAGAAAGTCAACAAATTCTTTTTGTGGATATGGTGCAGCTTTCTGAGCTTGTATATTACCAGCTAACTTATCACTAACATCTTGACCCATTCTTACAGAATCAAGGTGTTCTAGGAGAAAGTCTAAAAACTCTCCCCTTATATCACCTTTATATACTAATGGTCCAAATGGAACAAAACATTCATTATGCGGTTGGTTTTTGGTCATCTATATGATCAGATAGTAATTTATGAATAGCGTTGATCCTTTCACTATCCTTCATTTGTTGCTCACTAATCTTAACGATCCATTCAGAAACCTTATGCATTAATAAACTGTTTCTATCAGGTGGGTTTTCTGGCCATACGTAATCTGGATCAGGACCACCAGCTGGGTTATCCATCGCCCGTTCCCATGCATCAGGAGGATAATCCACATTCGGATTATATGAGTTAGCAGCATTAGATCCTGCAGGAGGTGCGTACTCCGCACGTATTTTATCAGGAGCAGAACTCACAGAGATATTATAGTCGGGATCATACGACCCCATATTTTCAGTAGTCATAATAGTTTATATTCGGAGCTTTCGGCGGTTAGGCGATTACTCGCTAGCTTCAGGATTATACTTCTCACGTTCTTCGGTATCTACATTACCGTCCTTATCATCATCCCAGTCTTCCCTATACTGAAGGTTCCTAGGTTTTCCAACCACATAGTTGAATTCAGTCATTTTCTTCCTTGTCCTCGGTAGCGTTTCTTAGCTCCATTCCTAGAGCTGGCACTGTATTTAGTATGCTTCCCCATTCCCTGTCGAGTTTTCTTGGGTATTGCTTCTACATAATCGCCAGCACTCAATGATCCTTTACTTCTCGCCATATTAATCTTGCAAAGTACTTATATTATAACACACTCGTCAACCCGTAATAACTTTAACTGCACCTGCAGCACCTACACGAATGTTAGTACCAGCATTTAAAACATCTCCCATCTTAGCAAGTCTCTTACCACCAACTAATACTTTGGGTGAACCTGTAGCAATAACTGTACGGTCATTACTGCAAGGAGATGGATTGTTAGTACAAGTCATTCCAGGACTGTTAGGCATTTTATCTCCATCCCTGATAGGTTGCATACCATTAATCTTTACTTTCAGGAAAGGTACGTTAGGACTCATCACGAACGGAGAGCCTGTGCATGGACAGGAAGCACCTGTATCGACTATTCCTTTATAAAGTGTTGGTGCAGACATCGGAATTATAGGGAGGGAGTGTTAATATCATCCAAGTATACCGTAGGTGTCCTGTTGGAAAGGGCACTAAGGCGAGCTTCGATATCTGTGAGACGTACTCCATGATTTGACCGAGGGGCAGCATGGGAGTTTTCTTCAAGCTTACGAAGTCTTTCTTCTACACTATCTAGGTACTCCGAGACCTTTACATATGTTTCCTCTTCAGGAGGTCTGTACATCAATGTAGGTGTCTCCAATGCTTTCACTCTTTGGAGTAGCTCGGATATTTCCCCCTCCAGTCTCTTGATCGGATTGAGTTGATTGGTATCTTGCTGATGCTGCATGGTCGAAGTAATCACAGAATTGGTCAAAGTTGTTGAGTGCCTCTTCATATGTCCAAGAGGATGGACTTTTTTCGGGATTTTTTGTCACGGAAATTTTTTCGGAATTAGGGGTTTTGAGATTTCAATTTTGTAAAAATATTTATATGTCGTTGGGATACTTTTGTAGGTTAGCTCTTTTGGTTTTTCGCTCGGGCCATCGGGGTACATAAAAAAGGGGGCAAATCACTGCCCCCTGTGAAATCCTTATGCCTCCACGTCCATCCATCTGAACTGTGAAATCGTGCCGACTCTCCAAATTGTGATTGGTTCGCCGATCTCTTGACTCCAGTTGAATGCCATGTCGGACGCTGCTTCAAATCCAGTAGCAACAAATTCACAAATCTGATCGTTGAAGTCGCCTGTGAATTTTGGTTGAATTGCCCAAGTGGTCATGCGTTGAGTCCTGTGTGATTTACTCTTATATTATACATGGTCAGTCTGCAAATACAATGGTCGGTGACGAATCATTTACAAACTGTTGCACTTTATCCTGTTGGATTTTAACCACGGTCTGACTGTTCTTGTTTGCTTTGCTTAGTCCAAGCATTGCCTTGATGCCATTGTTGGATGTGCATCTAAGACGTAGACCAATATCAATACCAGATCCAATGTCATTAATGGTCTTACCTGGTGCTATGAATATAATCTTGCGACTGGACTTGCCACGACCCTCAACCAATACTGGTTTGTATTGTTGTTTTAACAAACGTGCCAAGGGTGTGCGTTCATGGTCTATAATGTATAATGTGTCTGCCTCGGTGTCTGCCACTACCAGTTTGAATCCGTCTTGCTTATCGCATACGTGTTCTTTAAGGAATTTGGTAATCTGGGTTGACGTGATTTTCGATAGTGCTGCTTCACAGCATTTACTATACCAATCACGGACTGCAGAGATATCATGCTTAACGCTGTTTTCTCTAGAGTACTTAATGAATCTGAAGTAGTCCGTAAATACGGTTCTGTCGATGATGCCATTAATGTCTGAGGTGTTGACCCAATCAAACGACCCATTGGCAAGACCTTTCTTTCTTTTAATAGAAATGGGAACATTGCCTGCCATTGCGTCTGCTTTATTCTTTGTCCCTCCAAGATGAGTGACAGGACAATCGAAATAATTACGATTGTTGAGAAGTTCAATGACAGCATGTTCATTAGCAATGCCTTCGTAGTGGGTTGATCCGTTGGTTTTGTACATAGTGATTGCGTGATCGACACGCTATAAAGTGAATAAAAAAAGTGACCTAGTGGCGGTCACTTATATTCCAACTGCCTGTTGGATGGGATTTGAATTGAAATCCGTCTTTGTGCATAGCGGTTAATGCTGCCATGACTGCTTTGTCTTTAAGACATGATTCTGACATCAGTACTTGATTGTCGAATGCTTTAATGAGTT